GTTGAAGGACCTCAAAGGCAATATTGATGAGATTGTTGTTTGTTTGAATAAAATTCAGGCATTGAATGAATCAATTAAAGATATTGTGGACTTATCACACGAAAATTCTAAGATTCCCAAGAAAATTATCAAACGTATTGCTAAAACAGAATACAAACAAAACTTCCGTAATGAAGTTACCGAAGCATCTGAGTTTGAATCATTATATGAGGCATTAGGAGAACTCAAGTGAGTCGCAGAACCTTCTTAAGAGGATTTGGTTTACTAGGTGTGGTTGTTGCTGGCGCTTCTTCAGCAATGGCCAACAATCAACCGATTATTGTCTCGGCTCCTACACCAGAACCACCAAAGACTAACTCTGAATTTGCTAAGATGCTTGAAGAACAAGGCAATAGTCATCTTCAGTTTAGTGCTACATACGGTGAGATTGAACCTCCAAAACCTCCGCCAACTTACTCAGGTTATGAATTCTATACTCAACAAGGTAATCTATCCATTACCCCGTCTAATAGCACCAAGGCTCATCTGACTATTGAACAAACTGGTAATGTACTGATGGGAACTAATTGGAAAAAGTTTGTTCCTGGTACTGAGAAGACAGTTGATATTAAGATGAAACCTGGTCCTGACGGTGAATTGTATGTACACGTGAATGGTCAATGGAAACGTTTGTTGACCACCGCTTGATTTTTTATTATTATATTATGAGGTATTTGAATGTTATTAGAACACACTTTGTGGGTAGAGAAGTATCGCCCACATAAAATTGAAGACTGTATTTTACCTGATGCCATGAAGGTTACGTTTCAGGAATATGTAAACAGAAAAGAAGTTCCTAATCTGTTACTTTCTGGTACTGCCGGCATCGGTAAAACTACTGTGGCGAAAGCCATGTGTGATGAAATTGGTATTGATTATCTGGTTATCAATGGTTCAGATAACCGTGGTATTTCTACTATTCAAACAGACGTTAAGAACTATGCCACCTCGATGAGTTTTTCTGGTGGTAAAAAAGTTGTTATCATAGATGAGGCTGACAATCTAACCGCAGATGCTCAGAAGGCCTTAAGAGGAATCATAGAAGAAGTTTCTATCAATTGTTCCTTTATCTTCACTTGTAACTTTAAAAACAGAATTATGGATGCGATACACTCTCGTTGTTCCGTAATTGACTTCAAGGCCAATGGTTCTAAAGCCAAGATGGCCACACAGTTCTTTAAGAGAGTTGAACATATACTAGAAACCGAAGGGATTGAATATGATAAAGAGGTTGTTGCCGCAGTTATTACGAAGCATTTCCCTGATAATCGCCGTATCCTTAATGAGCTTCAGCGGTATAGTATTGTTGGCAGAATTGACAAAGGTATTCTTGCATCAGTTTCCGATGTGCAGATAAATGAGTTGGTGAAGTCTCTTAAAACAAAAGACTTTGCTAACTGTCGTAAATGGGTCACCAGTAACTTGGATAACGATCCTGCACGTATCTTTAGAACACTCTATGACAAACTATACGAAGCGTTACAGGCGAACTCCGTACCTCCTATGGTTCTTATATTGGCCAAGTACCAATATCAGGCTGCCTTTGTTGCCGATGCTGAAATCAATTTGATTGCTTGTTTGACCGAAATTATGGTCGATTGTGAGTTCAAATGAACCGAGAAGAAATGATGAATGAGCTTGGCCTTGCTGGTGAAAAGGTCGTAATCAATATGTTGAGTAGTCTCGGTTTAAAAGTTGAATCTTCAATCAACAAATATGATTCTGAAAAGGATATGTTGGTTGATGGTAAAAAAGTAGAAGTTAAAACACAAGTTCCTTTTGTGATGCAAAATGCTTTTACTTTTAAACCTAATCAATTAAACAAATGTCGTTCAGTCGATGTATTATATTTTGTTTGTGTTCCTCCACCATCACATTATGATAAATGGGCTGGTTGGATTTTCAGGGTAGAACCTAAGAATTTTGTTACAAGAAATTATAGAACTAAAGATGGTCGTGTTATGGTTTTAATTGACCGTGAACAAGAAGCTTTAATACCTGTAATGAAAATGTCTGACGAAAATATCAAGGAACTAAAGAAGTACACAGTTTCGGGGTATTAATATGGCAGATTTATTTAAAGAAATAGTTCCATCAATTCTCCAAACTAAAGTTAATTATCTTCGTGACGATGTAGACCTGAAGGAGTATTCTCCTTTCATGGTTAATCGTGCTCTTTCCTACCACATGGATTGTGTTTTGTATGCCAATGAGATGAACAAACACCATTACATTGATAAGGATATGCAATACCAGTACCTTCTAAATAGTATTAGACCTGTCAAGAGGAAGTTCCAGCCTTGGCAAAAGTCTAGTACCGACAAGGACTTGGAGTGTATAAAAGAGTATTTTGGTTACTCCAATCAAAAGGCCAAAGAGGCCTTGCTTCTGTTGTCGGCTGAACAAATCGCTGAAATAAAAATAAGAACAGATAAAGGCGGAGTGAAAAAGCCATGATTAACATTACAGATTTAGTTGAAGTGACATTAGCAGAGGAAGATGATTTTCTAAAAGTTAGAGAGACCCTAACACGTATTGGGGTTGCTTCCAAGAAAGATAAAACATTATTCCAGTCTTGTCATATCCTGCACAAGAAAGGTCTTTACTACTTGGTGCACTTCAAGGAATTGTTCGCACTTGATGGTAAACCAACCGATATTACCGAAAATGACCTGTCACGTAGGAATGCTATAGCCAACTTACTAGAAGATTGGGGTCTGATTAAGATAGTCAAAAAAGAACAAACTGCAATACCAGAGCCAATCTTTTTGTCACAAGTCAAAATTCTGTCTCACAAAGAGAAGAATGAGTGGCAACTCGTTCCGAAATACAATATAGGGGGTTCAAAAGCACGAAAAAAAGATTAATGTCGGGCTTTTAAGTGTTTGGCCAGATTTCCTTTATTGAAAGTTCTTTCACAATTTGGACACTTATATCTGTTCAGTGAATATACTTTATTTTTCTGGCCAATAAGTTTTTTGGTGTCTTCATCCATTTTGACTTTTCGTTTTAATCCAATTCTTCCAATACTCCAACCTTCCGGTATAACTTGGTCTTTTTCAAGCCTTTTATGATTAACACCATCATTGATCCAGATTTTGTTAGAAGTGGCACCAAAACATCCTTCACCACCTTCTGTCATATTGTAACCATTATGAAATGAATTATTTTCTCTGATAAATAATGGTTCCATAACATTAAGGCAATGTTCTTTATCTTCAGATTGATAAATTATTTCCCAAACAAAGTTGTCCCAACCGTGTTTACGGATAGAATCATAAAATTTACCTTCTCTAGATATTGAATTTATCTTGTGTTTTCGTTTTCTATTAGGCCAAGATGAATCAAATCCAATGTAGGATTTACCGGTAATTTTATTGGTTGCTTTATAGATGGTATTCATGTATAATATTTATATAACATTGGAAAAAAATGTCAAAAACATTCAAACAATTTATGAATGAAAACTACCAAATTAATGAAAATTCGGAGTGGGAAACTCGCCACGATGAATTCGTTAAAGCCGGTAAAGAAGCTACACCAGAACACATCAAAAAAACATTATCAGACTTAAAACATGTTGAACATAAAACATCCAAAAAAGTCGGATTCATTAATCAGATAGTAGGTAAACATAATAATGGTGAATTGGCACGAGCTTCACTTCATGCTAAAACCCTACATTCCGCAATTTCAAAAAATGCTAAATCTGAACACGGTACAGATGCAAGGAAAGAACTTGGCCAACATTTAACTTATGCCAAAAGTTTGATATCCAAGCATAAAGATTGATATAAATAATAAGTCCCAATCGGTATGGGAACGTTAAAGGTGGAACCTGGTCCTACCGCAACGTAATACTCCAGGAAACGGGCTCTTCTACCTTAGGAGCGTAATAAAACGAGTAGACGATACTACTGCTGGAGAACGTAACCAGCAGATATGCCTTCGGGGTATCAATTTTTTTAAAACTTGCTTATTTAAGGAGAAAAACTATGCTATCATTAGCAGATATCAAATCGTTCCAAAAATCATTCGACCCATTTTCTGTGGGTTTCTTTGATGACATTAATAGTCTAGCCCAATTAGCGGCAAAGAACTTACCAAAATATCCACCATACAATATCAAACAAGTATCTGATGACAAGTTCGTTATCGAAATGGCAGTAGCCGGATTCTCAAAACAAGATATTGAAATTACTTTAAAAGGTAATTCTTTGGTTGTGAATGGTAATATCAATGATGACAAAGATGTGGAAGTCAAGGACCAGTACCTTTACAAAGGTATTGCAGATAGAGCCTTCTCACATGAGTTCAAGATTGCCGATAAGGTTGAAATCAAGAACGCTGAAATGGTGAACGGTATGTTAAAAATTTGGTTAGAGAATATGGTAAAAGCACAAGATGCTGTTAAAAAAATTACCATAAATACTAAAGATGAATAACTACTGGCCCGTATCAGACGAAGAATGGGAACGTCTAAACTATCCTGAAAGATTCCAAGACAAAAAATAATTTGTCGCTGGAAAACAACAAGGGGGCTTGCGAGTCCCCTTTTTTTATTGTAGAATACATAAAATGAAATCAGAAAACAAATTAATCCACTATCGTTCCAAACTAAATCAGGAAAAATATTACCATTATTCGAGCTGGGAAACTAGGACGATAGAGGGTGTGGAGTTTTTGCCTGTAACTAAATTCTCTCCAGAGAGTGATAGGATCCGAGAGGTCTTTTGGCTTAAAAGAGATAGTTTGGAGGTAATAACCGAATAATTTTCTGGCGTTCGTTCAACGGATAGGACAACATTCTTCTAAAGTGTTTATAGAGGTTCGATTCCTCTACGCCGGACCAATCCAGGTATAGCATAGTGGTAGTGCCGTCAACTCATAATTGATACGGGGTAGGTTCGAATCCTGCTACCTGGACCAAATTTATTTTCAACAATGTGCTTGCCAGGCAATTAAAATGCCTATATAATAGATACTTAAACAAATTTTAAACAGAGAAAGAAATGTTTTCACATAAACCGATGTCCTTACAACATAATTATCGCACAGAGATTTGCGCCGATAATTCATGGGCATTTGGAATGGGGGTTTGTGTATAAGTTTTAAGTAAAAAAGAATTCATACACAAACCCAGTTCTAAAAAAACTGGGTTTTTTGTTTTTGGAGAGTAATGCAGGGGAGTTGGTTCCCCGACCAGCCTTGAAAACTGGGTTCTGCTGACGAAGCGGATGGGGTTCGACTCCTCTGCTCTCCACCAAACATGGAAGATGTGTTGCAAGGTGCGACAGGAGTTTGCTAAACTCTCGTTCAGAAATGGGCAGACAGGTTCGATTCCTGTATCTTCCGCCAGAGATAGTGTAGGTGTGACCCGAAAGGCTAGGGAGCAGATTGCAAATCTGTTTTATGCAGGTTCGATTCCTGTCACCTACTCCATCATAAGGTGTAGTATAAGTGACATTATGACTGGTTTTTGTTCATAATGTGTGCTATAATACACATTATGAATAGTTGACTGATTTGCTTGAGAACTAAAGTATTACATTTGCCAAATCGGCCAGTTGTGTTATACTAGAGTTTCTTTAGTAGATAAGGAAACAAATGATAACAGATAAAGAGATTAAGAAGTTAAAAGCTTTTGGTTACGAAGTGTTCGAAGTTACTGGTTGGAAAACAGGAACACATTGTTTTGATTATAAGGGTAAAGTTAACGGAATTCGTAAGAATGTTCCTGCTTACACTCCACACAAAGGAGAAATGAAAGCATGGGAAGCAGTCTTAAAATTCCATACTGAAGAAGTTGAAGGTGTTGTTAATTAACAACAAACCGCTTGACAAATTCTCCAGTTGTGATAGAATAAAGTTTCTTTAGTTGAATAAGGAAACAAAAAGATGGAATGTAAAAAGTGTCGTTTCTGGCATTGGCCTGTTCATTACAGAAAAAATGCTCCGTGTGATCCAAAATATGTTCCGTTGAAAGAGTAAGAAAAAAAGGAGTGTTGTCATCGTACAACACTCCAGTTGACAAAAAGATTTAGTTGTGATACAATTGAATCTGTTCTTTAAAAAGTTGAGGTAGTATGCTCGGTTCGTCTATCGGTTAGGACGCTGCCCTTTCAAGGCGGAAAGACGAGTTCGATTCTCGTACCGAGTACCATACTAAAATACATTAGGTTACCAACTCCAGTAGGTGACTGGCAGAGAATTATCAGCAGCCGTGCTGACTCTGGCCATAATCACAGGAAGCCATCCGACGGTGCTGGATTAAGTTGAAGTGTAATGTGGACATTGCCTTATCGGTGGACGACACCGTGAGAAGACCCTGGTGGTAACGGCATTGACGTCCTAATGTATTTTAGTATGGTGGAGGTTATAAACAAGTCATTTAGTAAAGAGAGGCATAGGCGACCTCTCCTACCATAATCATTTATTTTGCTGATGTAAGCCATGGGGGAAACGTCAACCCTGAGTAACTATGTACATAAACGGTAATGCGGCCGCTAATCCTCGTTGAGCATAGCAAATAGTGCGTCAGCAAAATAAATGATTTTGGGGGTATAACTTAGTGGTAAAGTAACCGGCTTTTAACCGGTAAACCAGAGTTCAATTCTCTGTGCCCCTACCAATTTTGGTCTCATAGTATAGCCTGGTCATTACAGCGGCTTGTCACGCCGTCAACAGGGGTTCGAATCCCCTTGGGACCGCCAGAATTTATGTTCCGATGTTTCCACGCCAAGTTCGCTACTTGGATCCATGATAAGTTCGCTACTTATAGAATTGGGGAGTACAGAAAGTACCTTGTGTGAGGGTTAGATTCCCTTAGGAACACCAAACAACATGGCATTTACACAGTCACCAAGATAGTGTATTGTAAGTCCAATCTAATTATTGCGGAATAGAGAAATAGTATCTCAGAAGTCTCATAAGCTTCAGTTCTTGGTGCAATTCCAGGTTCCGCAACCAAACAATTCCACAGTAGCACAGCGGTAGTGCAGTTGGCTGTTAACCAATTGGTCGTAGGTTCGATCCCTGCCTGTGGAGCCAAAAATAACTCGGTGTAGGATAGTCTGGTTCATTCCACCTGTTTTGGGAACAGGAAATCGCAAGTTCGAATCTTGCCACCGAGACCAATATAATGGAGATGCCGCCGTAATGGTATGGCAGGAGATTGTAAATCTTCCGACTTCGGTCACAATAGGTTCGATCCCTATCATCTCCACCATATAAAAACACATTACTAAGAGTCCAGGTTTAGAGCGTGGCCTAGTGTGTTTCTATATGGTATGTAATGACAGAAAAATAGGACTAATTACCCTAAGAGTATGTGACCTTAGAGCGACTGGTAGAACTTGACCGTGGACCAGAAAGGTAGTCAACATTACAAACCATATAGAAATACATTAGAGTAGCGACTATTGCTGGAGGCGGTAGCACGTAATTAGTGTATTTCTATATGGGCTGTTAGTTAAATGGGATAACTTCTGGTTTGCAACCAGGCATTGAGAGTTCGATTCTCTCACGGTCCACCAAATCTCACCCTTACATACGGTGTACAATAGGACAAGTAGTATGTAACCATATTGAAGCACATTAATTCATGGTGAAATGATTAGGTCTGACCGTCTTAATGTTTTTGCCTACGAAACAAGGTAAATAACCCCGCTCGTCACGGTTCTTGTAGTGTGTTTCAATATGGCGATGTAGCTCAATTGGTAGAGCAGGTTCTTCATACGGACAAGGTTGGGAGCTCGTATCTCTCCTTCGCCACCAAATTGTTGGGGATTAGTTAAATGGTATAACAATGGATTTTGATTCCATCATCATAGGTTCGATTCCTATATCCCCTGCCAAATGTAAGATAGTTGTACATACGTCCTGCAGGTAAGTGTACAACCGTATCATCACGGAAGGTTGCGAAGCCGTGTAATTAAATACACACCAGAAATTCTGTCCTTAGCACAACTGGATAG